TATATTCATATACAGATTCACCTTATTTTGAAGATATATATTATATAGGTGAAATAAAAAATATACCTATAAATGAATTGAAAATGCAATTTCCTGATTTAACTGATGAGGATTTAGCAAATATTAGCCAACAAGGTGCTCAGGATTATAATGTATATAATAAATTTAATGCACAAATAGATAATAAAGATAATAATACTGTTCAAGTTATGTACTTTAATTATAAAACTTATATGAATGAAGTATATAAAGTAAAAGAAACAGCAACAGGTGCGGAAAAAATTATTAAAAAATCAGATGCTTTTAATCCACCTACAACAGAGGGGTTGAGGTTCGAGCGTATAGCAAAAAATATAGAAGTACTTTATCAAGGAGTATATATTCCAGGAACTAAGATGTTGTTAGAATGGAAACTTTGTGATAACATGTTGAGAGAAAAAGCTGATATAAATAAAGTTAAAATGAATTATTCTCTTGTTGCACCTAGAATGTATCAAGGAAGAATTGAGTCATTAGTTAGTAGGATTACAGGTTTTGCAGATATGATTCAATTGACTCATTTAAAAATACAACAAGTATTATCAAGAATG